TGCACTGGATTTAACTCCATCTAAAAATCCAGTTGTGGTTGTCTTGATACCATCAAGCGTAGTTCCAATACCTTCAATGCCCGTAGATAGTTTAGTAACAGCACTTGTCTTAATACTGTCAAACCAAGCAGTGGTTGTGAGTTTGAAGTCATCAACAGATTTTGCGATTGATTCTGTAGCAGGAGTTAATATTTCATCAACTTTGGTGTTTAGGGTATCAAAAGGAGCGGTTAACCTTGCGTTTATCTTACTGAAATCGTATGGAGCTCCAGTCTTATCTACAAATCCAATTGTAGGCAAATCTGGAAACTTAAAGTTTTTAATTTTAGCACCAAAGTCAGTGATTCTAGTGCTTATGCTATTGAGATTGGTTTTTAGCTTATCTAAATTTTCACCAAAGCTCTTGATCATCTTAGGCAATGCTATTGCTCTGAGTAGATCATCAAAGCCTGCGATAGATGCTACAAGAGCAATTGCGGCAGGCATCATCAGACCGCCGCCAGCGATAAACGTACCACCGCTAGTATTACTACTGTTGCTTGTTGAACTGGATGTAACTTCAGGATCAATAGATGCTATTTGCGACTGAGCCAAGTTTGCTCTTCTATCAGCATCTTGCATAGATGCCTGTTGCAAATCAAACGTCTTCTGAAGAAGTCTTGTTTGGTTTTTTAGGGAATCACGCATAGAATGCAACGCTGGAGTGATTTGATCCAACGTTTCTTTAGATAGATTTACTATGGGTGTATCCGCAGCCATTTTACTTTACCTTACTTGCCAATTGCTTCTTTTGCGTAGAATGCCGCTACGATAGCCGCAACTGATACAAAATATGTCGGTGCCATGTCACCTAGAGTATTACCCGCTGTCTCTAATCCGATAAGACTAGCAAGTACTACTGCAAACGGATATAACAGCATTCCAAACAAGGCAAACCATGCCATGTTGCGCTGTGCATCCTGCTTCTTGTCTTCATTCTCAAGCATAATCATTCTTTCTTGCATATCCAATTCAGCATCAGTAACGATGCCATCTCCGTCCATATCTGCTGATTCTAATTTAGAACCGTTTTCTAATTTCTTTGCCATGCTATCTCCTAGCCTTGTTGCTGTTTAGTTTGCTCTATAAAGTCAATTAGCATATCCAAGTATAGGTCACGTTCATAAGGTAATAAATTTTCTATGTCGCTTATGCTGTATTTATAGTGTTGAGCCAATGAGAATATATTCTTATAGTATGCCATAAGATTATTATGACTCAACATTATGTAAAAAAAGAGTCCATACCCTCCACGACAAACTCTTTATCTTTGCCAGTATTGTCCTTATAGTTGATAACATGCTTTAACTTAGGCATTGTAGCGTAAAAATTTTGAATGCCTTCAATCACGTTACTGGTAAAGCCATCTACAAAATCAGATACTTCTTCTGAGCTAAATTCTTGCATTTTGAATACTTCATCACTTTTCTTATCTACTAAAGTTTCAATGCAGGATATCATTGTAGCAAACATCTGCTCAGTAGAATTTTCTTTTAATCCTTGCATCATTTGAACTTCTTGTAATGTAGGATAACGCATCATAATGTAGTATTGGTCATTGAGTTCGATCTTTTTATCATGAAGTTCGTCAAACTGCACTTCAATATCATTTACGTCAATAATGACATCAATTCGCTCTTCGGTATCTATGTCCTGAAAGCCAAATGATATTTCGTTGTTGACGGATTTTGCCCTGATATTTAGAATTAGATATTCTAGATCAAATACCGCTAACTGATCTATAACAGCGTCAGTTACACAGTTACCTAACACCTGTTGAATAGATAGAATTATCTGGCTCATGTCTTTAGATTCTTGTGCGATGAGAAGAATTTTTTCTTCTTTCACGGTGAACGGTCTATATCTAGCTTTTTTGCCAGTAGACGGAATTGTAATTTCAAATAACGGTTGGTCAATTTTTGGTAATGCCATTGTATACTCCTATTGTATAATAATTATTAAAAAGATTTCAAAATTGTAGAAACATTCGTGACCTGATTAATTGCGTCTTGAATGCTTCTAGGTCGTTTCAAACCTCGAATCGCTTGTGTAAATGTATTTATAGTAGACAGATAAGATAGTAGTCCATTTGCTCCACTTGTTCCGCTTATAACATTACCGGATTTTGCACCAGTAACTTTAAGTTCGTCATATGTAAATCCTACTGGTAAAGTCATAATCTCACCTGCTTGTTCCCAAGCCTCTGTGATGTTACCAACTTGAATAGGATATGCACCAGACATTTTGTATGTGTATGTAATACTCTCTGATTGAAAAGAGTATACGATTATTTCAATTGTGGTCGCATAGTCACTTTTATATCCCATCTCGAATGGTAGCGCACCATCAACTTCAGATATTGGTCCAGATGATGTATCATAGTTAACAATCTTTTGCATCCATCTATGAAAAAACTTTAACACTGCAAAATTACTATCTACCATAAACACTGTGGGCAAAACTGGGAACTGTAAAGATTGTGGTCTTCTGGTAATTGCGCCAAAAGATTGCTTCTGGTAGTCAACAGTTTGCACATCTAACTCAGGTAAAGTAACTGTTCTACAAAAGAATTCGAGTTCTCTTGCTAGATTAAGCGATACTGCATTGTCTTCATTGCCATCTGAAATGCCCGTAAATCCTGCTGGAGGAATGATACGAACTAAAAATAGATTGTTCTGTGCCAATCCATGTTTATTAATCTGCGCTGAAAACTCATTGATGTTAAATGCCATGTCTTTATCCTATGTTTTTTCTGGTGTCTGACCAGACTTGAGTTTTTGATGCTCCCTGGAATCTTTCTGTTGGTAAAAATAGAGCAACGTCCCACTCAGATGGATAAATGTACATAAATCGACTTCTGAGTTGTGATGTTAAGTATCTCTTAACGCAAGGCTTAAAGCCCTTATATTTAGCCGCATTATCTAATAGTTTATAATTGATCTTAAGGCGAGTAGACTCATCATACCTGCTATTGCTTGCTGTATCGTATAATGCATCCATCAGCCTAGCACGTAAAGTCAGAGGTAAATAATGTAAATTAAGTCCATAAAATCCGCCTGCTACTTTCTTAAACGGAAATACTAAAGGCATTCTATCGAAATATGGTAGAGTGTCTTTAGTCTTTGCATCATAATAGTACATATACATTTGACCAACAAGAGGTCGGGCAGTCAATCGATCAGCATCTCCCTTCATGAGTTTGCTGTCGTTTACTCTTCGATATTCTCTGGCAGCGTCACGGTACCAAGTTCTTGCCGCTTGAGTACGTGCGGGCACTTGTCCTGTTCGAACACCTTTAGTTAGAATTTCATCAAAGAGAGTTGCCATTAGATAATTACCACACCTTCTTCAATTAGGCGTTCACGATTAACTAGATGAGCCGCATCGACTTCATCCTTACTACCACCAAAATATGCAACAGCGTGACCCTCATTAACAAGAATCTCTGTTACCCTTCGATTATCTTCTAGAATAAAATCACCTAAAATACGACCAAATTTGCCCTTCATGTCCTCACCCTTCTTAGATACTTGAGTCTTCAGGATACAACCGCTCTTTAATAGTTCTTTTAGCCTGGCCTTAGATGCTAGACCAAACTTTTTCTCTATCTTATCACGTGTCCTTGATTCGGGAGTATCTATGCCCATAATTCTAACACGCTCTTTTCTCAACCACACACCAAAACCTAGATCGACATCTACATCAACTGTATCACCATCAATTACTCGTAATATTTTGCACTTATATTCATACATCGTCATTTGTCTCCATAAAACAGTTGCGCTGTGTTGTTTTATTGATTGCTTGTTGTGCCCAGTCCAACTCTTGGATTATTCTATTATACCACTCAGAATCAATCGCATTATTGTTGGGATTATCTCTTTCAACTGCTAATTGTTCCATTCTCATTGAGATATAATTAGCGGCTGCTTTAGCTCGTCTTGCCTCAGTCTTTTTTAACTGAGTATCGATAATGTGTTTCTTAGTTGGTGTTAAACACTCAACGTTGTTTCCTTTATAGTTCATAATGACATCCTATGGTTGACTTTTGCGTGGTGCATTTCATCTTCTCTGACCTTTAAAATCATATCACTTAATCTAGCATCTGAATCTAATCCGTAATATGATATTGCCATTTCTGGTGCAGGTATATTATCTATATCACCAGACTCAATCATTTTCAGATAGCTTGTGTAGCTTGCAACAGCTTCTTCTTCAAAATAATGTATCATTCTATGTGCAGTTTTAGGAAAGAAAATATACAATACTAGGTAATAGTGCCAAAAAATAATCTGTGCTAACAATATAAGTAGGCGCTCAATCACATTTGGCTTTGCTATTTTAATAAAGAACATGAGGTGCATTCTCTCATTTTCTGCTTCAGCAAGTAATTCTCTAATTTGTGGACCGTAACCAGTCTTTGCTTTTCTTAAAGACTTCAAGTGAATCCACATGCCAGCTACCATACCTGGTACGCCTGCAATTGTCTCAAGAACAACTGCCCTATGGCCATAACGTTTTGCGAAGAACGTATCGGCAAAAAATCTAAAGAACATCGTCTGTCCTCTGGCAAAACTATCTGCAATTTTATTTGTCATTTTATCCCTAAATGATCCTCGTGCATTATTTGAAACTTCCATCCTTTATCTAGACAAAACTCTCGGGCAGCATCCCATTTAGCTTGATTTACTCCCCAATTCTTTACCTCATTAATATATTTCTTTGTCGGCTTACTGCCATTTCTTTTCACTACAGGAGGCACTGTCTGATACTTAGGCTTTACCTCAATCAAAATCTTTTCTTTCTTCTTATCTCTATTTATCTGTTCCACATAGAAGTCTGGAAAGTATCTGTGGAATCTCCCATCGATTGGACTCTTGTAGGGTATAACTACCTCTTCGCTTGCCCACTTTACAACGTGCGGGTGTTTGTCTAAATAAGACATAAGCTTCAATTCCCAATGACTCCGATAAATGATATTTAAGGGATCACCGAGATATTTTGAAGGGTTTCTTGGTCGAAATTTTCCTTGATAAGCCATGTGAACTCATATAAATAATTGTAATTAGTCTAACTTAATATTTATATAAGGTAATAAAACAGATGAGCGAAGTAATTACTCCAGCGGCAACTGTCACCGAACAGAGAAAGCAGAACCTGAATAACACTATAGGGCTGTATTTTCCACACACTATCGGTCATCACGCTATGATACTTAATTTTAAAGATTATGACTATGGCGGTGGCGCACATATGCGGGAAGTTAGTAATGATAGCATCATTCTACCTTTGCCTAAAAATTTACAAGACAATTTAAACATAAAAGTTGGTGCTGATGAGTTAGGTATTACGGGGTCACTGGCAGCCGAGTCTACAAGCGGTGCTGAAGATGCTGCCTCAGCTACATCACAAATACAAAATAAGATTAAAGGCATGTTTGGTGATGCAAAAGATGAAGCGGCTTCTGTATCTGCAATCGAATCTTTTGCTGGAGTATTAAATAAAGGCTTAGATACTGGACTATTTCTCGCAAGAGCAGGACTAGGTGGAATTGCACCAGATATCGCAAAGGGAATTGGAGCAGGAAAAGGCACTGCAATTAACCCATACGCAACTCTTGTATTTAGTGGTGTTGATTTAAAGGTACACACATTCGAGTGGCTATTATCTCCTGATACACCCCAAGAAGCAGAGACATTAAGAAAGATTATTCGAACAATTCAGCGGCACGTAACACCAGAAATGGACGGAGTATTAGGTGAAAGTATTAGTAAGTCAACTCTTGGTCGTGGTCTATTAAAATATCCATCGATGGTCGACTGCTTCTTTCACGGTATTAATAATAAATTCTTCTATAAATTAAAGACATCAATGGTATCACAGTTTAATGTAGACTACACTCCAAACGGTATTGCATTAAATAAAGGTGGTAAGCCTAGTGCAGTGAGACTTAATATGATTATGACTGAAGCCGCTATTCACACGAAAGCGGACTACCAGGTAGATGGAGCAATCTCGACAGAAGAATTACCAGAAGCGAGTACAGAAGGGCGAGCGACTGCTGGTGCAACTACTGAAAGCGTTGACGCAACCGGGGGACAGCTACCATGAGTTATTTTAGTAAATTTCCCCTGACAAAAAGAAATGATGGCTACTCGGTAATTGATATTACTCGCAAGGGTAAATTAAAAGTATCGAACTCTGCGACAGCATATCTACCCTACACAGTAAAAGAGGGCGAGAAGCCCGAAGACGTAGCCTATTATTACTATGGTGATCCAGAATTAGCGTGGTTAGTGCTATCAATTAATGATATTGTCGATCCATATACGCAATGGCCTAAGACGCAATCAAGTCTAGACGATTATATTATAAAACAATACGAGACACAATCCGGCACAACAGGTCGTGCAGTACTTGAGTGGACACAAAATACAGCTATCACAGCAAATATTAAATGGTATGAGAGTAAATATAATAGTGACGTAAGAATTAATCATAAGACTTACTCTGCATCACCTCAACCAGATCCTGCATTTACTGCAAGCGAGTGGAAAGTTATCCGTATTTATGATTATGAATTTAAATTAAATGAGCAACAGCGCCAAATTCAATTATTTAATAAAGCGTACATGGGTGAGATAACTAATTTATTAGAGCGAAGATTAAATGGCAAGTAATCAGGCAACTCAAGCAGGACATTACGAACTTATTTCTTTTAAGATTCGACCTATGAATGAAGAGGTCGAGGGTGTCGAATTAAATCAAATCGTGACGCAATGGCAGATCACTGAAAGTATATTTCGTACTAACATCACAGGCTCTGCTACTGTATTAGATGCAGAAGGTATCGCACGAACTCTTCCTATATTAGGTGAAGAGATGATTACAATTGAGTGGAAAGATTTTTATGGTGATAGGCAGAAAAAAGAATTCTTTTGTTATGGTATCAGTGATCTAGGACCACATGATAACAAAGACAATATGCTATCATATCGAATTAATTTCACTTCAATCGAACACCTCACTGCTCATCAAGATGATGTACGCCAATCATTTGCTGATCAACCCGTATCAGATATGGTACAATCAGTCTTCGATACCTATTATGATACGAGTAGCAAAGAGATTGAGATACAGCCCACTGTGGGAAATCACACCTTTGCGATTCCGAGCCTAACGCCCGCCGCCACGATGTATTTTCTTGCAAAAAGAGCCTACGGCGGTGAAGATTCTACTAATCATTTTCTATTTTTCGAAACAAAAGATAAGTTCTTTTTCTGCACACCTGAATATTTGTACGAGAAGTATAAGGATAAGGTAAAGAGCGAGAAGGACCTAGAGGAGAATAATCTTTTATTCTATACAACAAAGGTAGCGGATGACAATACGCCTAATGGTCAGCTAAGAAATCAACAAACCGTATCGGACATCACATACGGAGATCCCTCTAATTCACTCAATGAGATCAGTGAGGGACAATATAAGACATCAATGCTAGAGATAGATTTAATTAATCGTACAACATCGAGGACAATTACTCAATTCGAGGACATTAAAAGCAATATGTCTATCGATGAGTTAGCAATACCTCATAGTAGTAAGTTTTTATCAGAGAAGATGCCTGTCCTAGACGAAGTTTACGTATTAAAAGACTATAATGTACCAGGACAAGAGAGAGGAGTCAATCGCCATTATCCTTTTTATCGTGAGGTAATTAATTCAAAGAAGCTATTTTCTACACACATGAGAAAACATGCGATTAATTGCTCTATAAAGGGGCGTAATCCGTTGATTCCAGGAATGGTTATTTTTTTAATGGTAGACCTTGTTGAAGTTGGTGATCCAGGACGTCCAGATGTACAAAGAGATGGGTTGCATATGGTAACAGACATGACGAACTTCTTCTATGAGGACGAGTTCACGCAGATCATAAGCCTTACAAAGGGTGGTCTATCTGATAGCAACGACCGAAGCCTGTTTAGAGGGAAAAGATAATGAGTGGTGGATTTAGAAATCTATTGTGGTACGTGGGAGTCGTAGAAGACCGTCACGATGCCGCCAATGATGGACGTGTGAAAGTAAGAGCATTTGGTATTCATACAGAAGACAAGCAAGCAATGCCTACTGCTGATTTGCCTTGGGCGATTGTGCTTGATGGCTCATATGGTGGTGTGCAGAAGATACCTGATGTGGGTGACTGGGTGTTTGGTTTCTTTATGGATGGCGATGACGCACAGCATCCTATGGTAATGGGAAGAGTACCTGGTGTGAGTTTACAGCTACCACCTGAATCTGGTGCGCCTCGAGAAGCGAACTATATGCCAGTTGAATCGATTCCTAAGTATGGTAAGCCTCCTCTTCATAGACATCTAGGTGGTGAAGACGCTCAGTTAGGACAGGGACCTATACAAGCCGCAGCCGTGAAGAATGGTATTGAGAGTGCAATTGACGGCGAAGCATGGAATGAACCTCCTATTATATCACCAGAAAAGAATCTTGACAATACAGTTTATACCAGTAAGAATGATAATAACTATGTTGTACTCAGTGATAGTCGAGAGGGTGATGGGACGTATATCCTAATATCTCATGCATCTGGTTCTGCTATACAAATTGACTCACATGGAACGATCCTTGTCAAGTCTTTTGGTGACACTTATAATAGTAGTGAAGGCTTTACAATGAACCGTACTGAGTTAGACTCTCATACGAATGTGGGAGGTGACTGGGCTGTACGAGTCGAAAGAGGTTCTGGTAAGATATGGATTAATGGTGATCTAGATATCGAATGCGAGAACTTTAATGTGACCGCAAGAGGATCTGCGAATATTAATGCAGCCGCTGGTACGAATATCTCTGGTGGTAAAGTAGGACTCTTTGCGACTTCAGACGATATTAACTTAGCCGCTAATGCCAATATTAAAATGAAAGCTGGTACTGCCTTAAACTTTGGTGGTATCTATGGACAAGCATTATTTGGTGATGTACATCTTGACAGTTATAAGATGAATCTGTATAGTGAGGCATATACCAAGATACATAGCACAGGTATACCCGCTGTGTCAACACAAACTTTACCTTTTCGTGATGTCGGTCATCTTGGTATTGACATTAATAGTACGACATCGTTGCGTATGAACTCTCTTACTACAATGAATATTAATGCTGTTGGTGCGCTTGGTATCAACGCAGGAGCTGCCTTAGGTGTCAAGTCTGTGGGTACTTTAGATATTGCTTCGGCA